ATCCACAACATTTGATCCTCTTTGATCTAACCATTTTCCTAAACCACCACTACTTTGCATTGGATTACTAAAATATTTTGTTAGTCCACTTCCCATGCCTTGCATACTGCTTGTATTTAAAGGATTCCATCCTGTTTGTAAATTTTCCATACCACCACCAACACCTCTAGCAACTTGACCCATACCATAAGTCATCAATCCTGATTTAAGAGATTTACCAATACTTCCAGTTCTATCAAATCCTCCAACACCAGCCATTAAACCACCGGCAATTGGATTGAAGGGTGCAACAAATGGCGCTGCAGCACTAGCAACCGTTGCTAGTTCATTCGGTATTAATTTTCTAATTCTTTTTTTTAATGAGCTTCCAAGACCATAACGTCTTCTTCCACCAAGACCGGCTATTCCACCATAAGCTCCTCCCCATTTCTGAGCTTTGTCTTCTAACCAGTCGTCTAACATCATTTCTTCGTCAGGATTTAATTGATGTAATGGTTTTCCAAAAAGTTGTAAAGATATTTGATTTTTCTCATCCATAGGATCAGAAGCTGAGGCCGTTTGAGTAGGTCTCATGTCTCCACTATATTTAATAGAAGGAGCTCCCGTCTGTAATTCATCTGAAATATTGATATCTGTTATTGCCATAATTTTGCCTTATTCACTTGAGTTTATTAGTTTACTATGTTTTTAAGAACATAGCAAGGTCTGGCATGATAACTTTAACGTCTCTTCTTATGTCCTTTTCATCTAATCCTTTACTTTTCCACTCTTCTTCAGTCTTATAAATTTCTCCTGTTTTCAGATTAGATAGAGTAGTTATAATCTCTTTGGGTTTTAATACAGGAATCTCTTTGCCGTTTATTAGTGTTTTCATTATGATGTTACCTCCTTCTTAATGTTTAGATAGCTAATAGCCACATCAAAAGAATCAGCGCTGCTAGATTTAACTGTCAGAGAGGTTCCTCCTTCGACTACCATTGGTACTGTTAATAATTCCGTAGTTGTATCTGCAGTTAACGCTGCTGATTTAATAGCTGTTATTGAGTCATTTAATACTGTAACTGTAGGAGTTCCAGCTGAAGTTACTTTAATAGATTTAATTATATATGTTTCAGTAGCTAAAGGTAGGGTTGAGCCAAACATAGTAAGAGCTAATCCACTTGTACTATCATCTACTCCATAAAATTTGTATTGATTGACTACTGCCATTATTCCATAAAGAAGCTTCTAGCTTCTATCTCCTGTTTTAATTCTTCTTGAAACGTCGTGTTTAATTTTTCTAAGACGGCGTCTAAATCTCTAACTAAAGATTGAGAAATATCTTGTCTATAAGTTGCACTAGCTCTGGTTAATGATTGTACTATCTTCGCCATAAATCTGCTATGCCTCCTCTATAAAAAGGCGAACCAGCTGCTCCGCCACCTGGATCTTTGCCTTTACCCATTCCGCTACTACTACTACCTTGATCTTGACCGCCACCATGAACACTCTGTCCTAGATTGACAGGTGATCCTGGAATTTGTTGGCCACCAGTCATTCCTGTACCCTCACCGCCCCACTCGTCTCCGTAGTACCCTGGTTTAGATCCCATGGTTAATGCATTTAAATTTTTCTGACTAAAACTTTTACCTGCATCTCTTCTATCCATCATATAATCAATCCTCGCTTGTTGTTGTCGTGCTGCTCTATTGGCTTCGTACTCTGCTTGAGTGTTGTATCTGCCTTCTGCATAGTTCATTCCTCTTAATTTTCCTGGATTAAATGCGTTCATTAGAAAACCAAGTCCAGGCACAACCTTATTGGCTATTCCACTTAAAGCCATTTTACCCCAATTAATTGGAGCTCCTAATGTATCAGTTGCAAAATTTTTCATTTTTCCTATTCCTGTCTGAAAAGACGGATCCTTCCACATGTTTTGTAATGTAGGTTCGTTGTACCAATCAATTTTATTTTCTTCATAGTCTCCTCCGAACCTTTCATTAAATTGATCTTGTGTTAAATCTCTATGACGTGTCTCATCAAAAGTGAAACCTTCATCATCAACAATATCTCCTTCAGCAAAAGGTAATCTCATGATTCCACCATCGGCTGCATGGATCTTACTTCCATAAGTATCCGTCCAGTCTCTTGCGATCTCTGGTTCGTTGGCCCATAGGTATCGTCTCTGTGCTTCAGATTTAAATGGCATTACCTTCTTCCTCCTGCATGTACATCTAACCTAAAAGTTCCTAGTTTCCAATTGGAATCTACTGCTGTGTTTGATATCTTGACTGCAACCGATCGACCTCGTGCCCTGCACGATTGATAATTAGTACTTGAAGTAATAGTAAAAGGTCCTAGACTAGAGCTAGCTGCAGTTTGATTAGGAAAATTTCTTAAGTCTAATTCAACTATTGTATTTCCAGCCTGAGTTATAAAGTCGGGTAAGAATCTGCTCACTCTCATTATATGTTCTCCATCCCCTTTAAATGTAATTCCTTCTCTTTGAGATTGAGTAATATCAAAATCTCCAGATAATATATTAGCCGCAATAGCAGATGTAGTTCCTATTTTAACTTGATTAACTCCTGTTTCATGTTCATAATAATAAGTTACACCATCAGTATTACCGGTTACATCAAAAGAAGTATCAGTATCTGCATCATAGGCTGTACCATGAGGTAAACCAAAGATAGCTGAATCAGCCCAAGTTGTTCTTGGGAATTGAGAGCTAGCGTTTGTATACCATATAGGTCTATTAATAGTTGAATCTAGATAACTATAGACAACACATCTATTAACCACATTGGAATCGGCCGTTGGATAGAACCACATAACTTCACCAAACAAGTTATTTAATCCACAAAAGATAAATTGATTTGAAGTTTTATTTAAATCATCATAAACATAATCTTCTACTAGGCAGTCCATTGATTCTAGTTTACCAGTAAATTTAAAGAAACCATTTTCAGACATCCAGTATGCAGCACCATCAACTTCGGCAGCTGCATTTTTTCCAATCAAACCACAGTTGGTACCTACTTGCTCATAAGCGAAAGTAAAAGGAGTCCCTACAAAACGCATGGTAAATAATGAGGTATCTGTCCATACGTAAAGTGCGTTTCTACCTAACTTCGCTCCCATGATCCGTGAGCCGGCAGCCAATCTTTGTGTGCCAGCACTATTGATTGCAGTAGGTGCCCAAGTGTTGATATCCTCTTGTGAAGAGAATCTTATAAACATATCATCTTGAGATGATGTTGTTCCAATTGTTGTTTCTGTTCCAAATAAAACTAAGTGACGATCGGGAGTAGAGACTAACATATCTCTAGACGCGGTTGGCGCACCAGATATAATGGTAGCTCTTGTTGATGCTGCATTATTTAGATCTGAATCCCATTCAAATACAGCACCATTACAAATTAATGCAATTAAAGTAGTGCCTAAATTATCCAAAGACCATAAACCAGGTTCAGCAACTTTATCTGTAGTAGTTGAGGCCTGACCCCATGCAGCATAGTCACTATAATTAGTAACCGTAGCCCCATCTAAATGAGCAGCTCTAGTGGTTCCTCTTGCCGCTCTGCTTATTCCTGTTAAATCGCTTCCTGAAACTCCTGTATAAGAAATTTCTTCTGTACCTACTTGAATATAGTTCGTACCACTGGTTGGAAATCCTGTAACTGAATCTAAAGTAATGCTGGTTCCTGATCCTCCGGTTCCATATGCATCATCTCCTAAAGCTCCATCTAAAGTTGTCGTTTGCGGATTGGTTACTGTACCACCGAACTGAGATATACCCCAACCATATACACCAACTTGCTCTGCAGGTCCGACATGATAATATTGATAATAAGTAATTCCTCCTGAAGTGGTTGCTCCCGAATCAGTTTCAACACTATCCATTGTAATTTCTAGAGTAAGAGCCGTAGGAACATCTGTTACCATAAATTTTGTGTCCGCAAAATCTGAAGCTCCATAGACAGAGTCAGTGATTGTACTAAAGGTAGAAGAATCGCCAAATAATATTATGTCGCCTGTTTGAAAAGTGTGGGTGGAAGAAAAAGTTAAAGTTACAGTTGCGCTTCCATTAGACGTGCTAAAAAAATTAGTAGCCGCAGTACCTGATGGATTAACTAAAGGATGAATGTCATAAAAAACTCCTCCTGAATAAGCATATAAAATTCTATTAGTTCCTAAGATGGCATATTTGATACCATCTTTATTAACCATATGATGAAGAGCTCGGGTAGGACCGGTTAGTTTTTTGTCTCCTAAAGAAGACCATCCTCCTATTTTTTCTGGAGTGCCATACCTAAAGCGAACGTTTTCGCCGCTAGTCCATTGTGCTTCTGCGCCGGTAGGTGTAATTTGTTTATTAAATCCTGGTAAAAATCCTATTTTTTGTAACATAGTCTTTTCATTATATATGGGTTTTAAACTATTTTCTAGCTAAATCAAAAGCTATAGAGTACCTATCAGCTTTTAAATGACAAGGTACAGAGTGTATCAAACTACTGTCAAAAAGTATCAAAGAATTTTCAGGGCATTTAGATACAAATACTTCAAATTGGTCTCTTTTAAAAAAGGGGCCTAAATTATATGGGTTTTTAATAAAATAAATCATAGACACTGGAAC